CTGCCTCATTTGTTGAAAGACCGGGGCCTTCCAGCCCCCATCTCATTTCACTTTGTTCAATGAGATGGGGGCAGGAAACCAACCAGCCTCAGTAGCACATCCTGCACAGGATGTGACCATCTTCCATCAGCGTGCCTCCCTGACACCCTGCGTACCGGCACTCCTTCCAGTCGGAGGGATCAGCATCAATCGGTAACGCCTCCGGGCACACCTGACCCAGCCAACACTCGTCACACTTATGACCCAAGTGTTCCCGCTCAAAGCCCCGGTACACCTGCGCCTTGGGTTCAAAGTATCTAGCGTGATACATCAGACCTTCACGCCTTCGTACTCGTCCATCATCGTGACGTAATGCTCACCGATCTCAGCCCAGTTGATGCGCCAGAACGATCCGACCTCACGCCGGAACAACAGTTCCACCTGATAGTCGTAATGATGCTCGTCTAGGAACTCGTCAAACGCCTGCTCCAACCAGTCACCCACCACATACGGGCTGACACCATTGGTCAACACACCGGGAAACTTCTCACCCCGTGCCCTCTTCTCACCAACGCACACCTCCACGAAATGCTCCTGTAGGTACTCGTCGTTAGACACAAGCAGATTCCAAGCCCAAGTCTCACGGTTAGTCCAACCGTTGTACGTTCCATCCTTCATCGCAACCCCCACTTCATCGTCGAAAAAACCAGACTCTCACTCTCTCTCTTCTTACTTCACTTTGTTCAGTAAGAAGAGAGAGAGTGGAAATCTCATACCAATGGGCGAGCCTGCTCCCACACCCGCCAATCGGGATGCCCTCCGTAGCCGTCGGCAAGGCTCCAGTCGTAGTCGGTGTCAGTCCCATCGGGACCGGTGTCATACATGAGATGACCACCATCCTCATCCACCTCGTGTGCCACGATCCGTGTCGTAGCACGCATGATGTGACCCAAGTTCCGTGTCATCGGAGACTTGAACAAGAGATCCACGATCTCTTGAGTCGTGTCCTTCGGGCTGCCCTCACATCCATCGAAGATGAATGTGAAACTAACCCTATGTGTATCTGACTTGTATGTGACCGTCACGCTGCCACCTCCTGTAGAAACGCAGGCTCAGCGTCACGCTCAGCCCGCTCCGACTCCTGCCACCACACCTCATACTCGCTAGGTGTCATCCCATGCACCGGGACATCCTGAGCCACCGAAGCACGCACACGGTTGATGTTCGGCAACGGCGACTCGTTGAAATCCAACCCATACAAGCGCATCCGCTCCCTCATCGGCAACTCGTAACGCCACGCCTCACGGCCACGGCCAGCGGTACAGTTCGGCACCCCAGCCAACGCCTTGAACGCAGACAACGCAGAAACCTGCGGAGCATAATCATGCGAGGCAACATCCTCGTCATCCCACACAATGAACGACCGAAGCCGTCCAATCTCACTCGCTAATGTCCTCATCGCAACCTCCATTGCTTGTCGGATTTTTTCTGGTTGGTTTGGTTGATCTCTCTTACTTCACTTTGTTCAGTAAGAGAGATCAACCAACCTCGGTCGGCACACCGTCCTCGTCGTAGGCAACATCCTGCCCACGCGCTACCCAATCAATGCTTCCAGCATTGAAATCACACTCAGCGCAGTCCCAGTGATCCAAGTTCCGTGGAGTCTCACCGTCCACGGGAGTATGACGCATAGCGTCAATACCATGCGTAGGACAAGAATCCATCTCGTCCAAGTAAAAGTTAGCGTTAGCCATGTCATACCTCCCTGTATGCGCCTGCCTCATCAGAGCCGGATGGCGAATCCCGACTGACGCCCCTACGGGGCGTTTCGGCTGGTCAGACCGCGATTCCAAGCGCCTCCTGCTTGGCGACGATCTTGTTCTGGACTGAAGTCCAGTTCGCCGGAGTCATCGACATGGCTTCCTTCAGGAAGCCATTCGCCAAGACCTTGGTCTTGGCGTTCTCCGCCTTCTTGACCTTGCCGTTGATCTGCCGCCACAGAACCTTGTTCTGTGCTTTCTTGGCCTCTCGTGACACCTTCGGTGTCACCTTAGCAACCACAGCCTTCGGCTCAACCTTCTGCTCTTCCAGAGCAGCAACCACGGCTTCGACAACCTTCGAAATCTCTGATTTCGTCATTCGGCAACCTCCAAGTTGCTCAGTGGGGGTGTTTTCCCCCTCACTTCGTGAGGGGGGAAAACACTCCCCAGATTTCCCAATCCCCCCCCCCTACGCCTACGGAGTACCCCGATGGGTTGCTGGCTTCGCCCGCCTGCCCGGTTTGGTTCGCAGTTCTGCGCACGAAACTGCGCACGGGCGCGAGGCTTTCGGCTGGAATGATCCGATTCCCTTCGGGAATCCCTGCGCGCGTGCGCTAAGCCCCCCGGACCGCCCCACCCGACCCCCCTACGGGGGGTACCCGTCGATCTTTATTGTATGTATAGATAAGGGGAGCCGATACAGAGTGGATATAACTCTGGCTGCTGTATGCGCCTAAGGGACTTAGTACCATCCCCAGCCTGAGGGGCTGGGGATGAGACTTAGTACCCCCTCTCCCTCCCGTAGTAAAGCCTGTTTGTCCCACAGTTATTACAGATATCTGCTATGTTTTTTACAGATGACCGAATGGGACACATACGCCTACAGGTGATGACCTATGAACACGACCGTAGAAGTGCAGAAACGCACCATCGCTCTAGGAGCCGGAATCTGGGTTCGCCGCTACGCGGTCGTTCAGGACGGACGGGTCAAAGAGATGTTCGTGGAACAAGAGGACGCTGACAGGTTCATGGAAACGATCACACGCAACTGGGAGGAAAAAGAGTAATGCCTCAGAACGGTGGAGGTACCGGCTGGGTTTGGGACGAAGAGTCAGGCAACAAAGTCATGCCTGCTCGCTGGCAGGACTTTTTGGACTGGCTTCTTCGCGGCCCGGAACGGCAACCACGAACGCAACGCGAGTGGGCAGCCGAGAACGACATGCACGAGGACTCGCTACGCCGCATCAAACGCGACCACCGGTTCATCAAGGAATGGGATAGTCGCGCTGCGGAACTGAACATCAACCCGGAACGGGTTCAGAGCGTGATCGACTCGCTCTGGCAGAGGGCTTCCGATGGCGATGTGAAGGCTGCGAATCTGTATTTGCAGTATATTGAGAAGTTCACTCCGCGCCGGAAGGTTGTTGTGGAGGATGAGCGGGACATTGCGGGCTTTAGTGATGAAGAGTTGTCTTCCGCTTTGGAGGCTGAGGTGGTTGAACTAAGGATGGTGGAGAGTGCCTAAACAGTTGGACCCCGGACAGAAGCGCCGATCAGGGCCGCAGAGCGCCGCTGGTATCAGGGGGATTCGCCGGAAACGACGTTCAAAGAAGGGCCACCAGAAAGATCCCGGACAGAAGCGGGATGCTGATACTCCTAACGTGAAGCGAAAGATGGTGCAAAAGCCAAGAGGTCGAAGTGGTTCTAAGTCCAACATGGCACGACACGCAAAGTTGACGGACTGATGCCTAGAGTCGGTAAGAAGCATTACCCGTATACGCCTAAGGGCAAGGCTGCTGCTAAGTCACACGCTAAGAGGACTGGCCGTAAGGTCACTCATGCCAAGAAGCGTAAGTAATGCCGGGGCATGTTCTGTCGGAAGGCAGATGGGTTCCGTATTACGACCGTGAAGAGTCGTTGGGGGAGAATCCGTCGTTGGATCCGTTTTCCAATGAGGAACCTTTGGAGTGCGGTTTGGAAACCCCTGAGGTTTGTGAGTCGTGCCAGTGAGGTGGGAGATTCCTGCTGTCATAGTGGTGGCGTTTATGTCTATCGCCTTTTTGGTTTGGGGTTTGGGTCGGATGTTACAGTCGTTGTTCAGTTAGATGAGCCGTGTCACTAAGTTGGTCGTGGCTGTCACGGGTTTGTTGGTCGCGGTTGGTACTTTGATCGGGACGATCAGTATGAATGTTGGCCGGTCGTCTAAATCTGAGGGGGTTACTATCATTTTGAACTCCCCGGAGGCGTATGAAGCCTTTCTTGCCGATCATCCTGCGGGATGAGTCGGGTCAGCGAACTTCGTCAGGAGGCGGAGTGGCGCAAGTGTGTACGCGATGAGTCGTACTTCTTACGTAAGTATTGGCATATTGCTCATCCTGCTCATGGTCGAATACTTTTTGATCTCCGGGGCGCTCAGTCTGAGGCGTTGAAGCGGTGGGGTGCTAACCGTTATTCGTTGACGTTGAAGGCC